AGCGACAGTCATCAACGCATAGAAGTGTACTAGCACAAAAGACAATCTTCACAAGTGGTGCTAAATTCGTTAGTAATAACGAGGAAATTTCAGAATACATAAAAGATGTAAATGCTGATGGAGAGTCATTAAGAATGATTTTTAAGAAGTTGGCAGATGATTATTATACATTTGGAAATGCTTACTTAGAAGGAGTTTTATATGATGGTGGAATGAATCTATACCATATAGATGCAACTACTGTTAGAATGTCTAAAAACAAGAAAGAAGTATATGTACACCCTGATTGGGCAAAGTACAATACTATGAAGGATAAATTAAGCATTATACCTCTTTACCCTGAAGTTAGAGGCAATAGGTTTGTATTTGAGTTTAATGATTACGAGCCTACATTCCAATTCTATGGTTTACCAGACTATATTGCTGCATTGGAGCATATTGCTGTTGATTATGAGATTGGTAAATGGAATCACACAAAATTTAAAAATGGCTTCCAACCTTCTGCTATCGTTGAGATTAGTGGAGATATGGGTGAAGAAGAAGCTAAGAAATTAGTAAACGAAGCACAAAAGAAATTTGTTGGAGCAGGAAATAATGGTAAAATATTATTTTTAGTTAAGAATGGAGATACTTCTCCTGCAAATGTTTCTATTATAAAAGATGACCAAGAGGGAAGTTGGATAGACTTACAAAGAATAACTGACCAGAACATTGTAACTGCTCACAGATGGCAACCATCATTAAGTGGGTTAGTATCAAGTGGTAAGATGAATAATACAGGTAGTGAAATTAGAATTGCTTACGATTTAGCAATGACTACTGTAATTAAAGATACTTCTGATTTACTTTTAGATGGTATTAAAACTATACTATACAAAGAGTTAGGCTTTTTACCTGAAGATTTATTAATTCACTATGAGCCACCAATTAGTTTTGCAACTCAAATTGACCCATCTAAAGTTCTTACAATCAATGAGCAAAGAAGATTATTAGATGAGGACTTACCAATGCTTGAGGAGGGAGATATGTTCTTGACTGATAGAGAGCAAATCATTGTAACTAGAGATGATGATGCAGATGGAGTTGGTGATGATAATGCTGGGGACTTGACAGTAACTGAAAAAACTAATACACAAGACTAATTACTATGGCAAACACAAATCAATATAAGACACTAGCAACGGCAGCAGAAGTTATAAGTAATAGTTTTACTAATGCTAATACTGACCCTGCTTTAATTTCAACTAACACTATATTGCTTTCTGAATTAGCACATTTAAAGTCTGCTATTGGTAAGAAGTTTTATGAGGAGTTAAAGACACAAAATAATGTAGGTGATTATCCTGCTGTAGGTGGTCTTACTCAAGCAAATCAAACTTTGATGGATGATTTCTTAATCAGAACTTTATGTTGGTTTGCTAGATTTGAGGTTATTAATGAGGTTCAGAGTAATAGTAGCAGTATGGGAATTGTCCATAATATTGATGAGTTCTCTACTATCATTGACCCTGCTGAGTTAAATGCTTATAAGCAAGAAACTTACAGGAAGTCTGAAATATACCTGAAGGATATGTTAGAGTTTTTGAATGACTCTGACAATAGTGCTGACTACCCTACATATACAGCTCACGCACCTTGCAATACAACTACTTATAAGAATCACGGAATAATAATGTATGATAGTATATATGATAGACCAAGAAGGAATTATGATAGTTGGAGGAATTATTGTCCAGAATGTTAAAAAATATATAAATTAATGGCTGCAAACGAACATAAGAACTTAACTGATATTAATAGGCATAATCCAAAAGGATTTGAAAATGCTACTAATGAAACTGTATTAAGTAAGAATATAGGTACTTCTGCTACTGGAACTGATGGTAATTTAGTTTGGCAAGGAAAGTCTTATATGGGTGTAACTAACTATAAGATGCAGGGATATGCAACTGGTGCTGCAAATTACTTTTATGGTGAGGATATAGCAGACACTAAATCTCCTTTTGAGATGGCAGTTGATTATGGAGCTAGTGCTGTTGCTTCAGGAAGTTTAATTCCTACAAATTTTTTTAGGATTGGTCAGGGTTGTATTATACCTGAAGTTTCTGAGGTTGTCAGTATTAGTGGATGGTTTACATCTAACAATGAAACTGTTATTACTATTGCTATATGTAAAATAACTCCTGTAGAAGATGCTTCAGCTAGTGTTGTTCCTGTTGTTATTGATGAAATAGCATTAGCAGGTAATGGTAGTAATGCAAAACTTGTAAGAGTAAATGAAACAACTATAACTACTTCATCATTATCAGCAGGAGATATTATATTTCCAATGATAAAAGAAACAGGAGCAACTGGTAGTACAATTTATATGAATCTATCTATTCAAACAACTACATTTTAATGACTACTAAAGAAGAATTAATATCAATGAAAAAAGACATTAACTCTATTAATGGAAAAATGAGTAATATAGAGGATAAATTAGATATGCTTACTGAAAAACTATTAAACCCAGACACAGGAGTAACTGCTAGAGTAAATAGGAATACAGCAATGAGGAAGGTATTAGTAAAAGCAATGTGGGTGATATACAGTATAACAATAGGTGCAATGATAACAGTATTTACAAGATAATAATAACAATTAAAAAATAAAAAAATGAGTACATTTGATACAGATAATACACTACTAATGATGCAATTAGGTAAAGGTGGAGGAACAGAGGTTTTTACTACTGTTGCACAAACAGGTAAAAATTGGTTTTGCGTACACTTTCCTGTAGAGTCAGTTATATCGTCTATAGCTGCTGATGGGGTTACAGGCGAAACTGCTCTTCAAACTACACTACCTGCTGGAAGCACCTTGTTTCTTAACATTACAGCAATTACACTTACTAGTGGTGTGGGAATTGGTTACAGAGATTTATAAATAAAATATGTTAAGTTTAAAACAAGGATTAAGTTTAAGTACGAAAAAGGCTTTAGGTGGATGGACTCCAACTGATGAAGGCACTTTAGAATCTTGGTATCAGAATCAAGTTGGAATTACTTTAAATGGTTCTGATGTAAGTCAATGGTCTGATAGTTCCTCTAATAGTAGGGATATGGTACAGGCAACTGCAACTGAGCAACCTGCTTATAGTGCAGGGGCTTTAACTTTTGATAGTGGTGATAAAACTAACTTACAGACTACGAGTCAGATTAGTGTAACTGATGATTTCACTTTAGGTATTAAAATGTTTCCTACAACCACTAATGGAACTTTTATTGCTGATAATACAACAGCAAATGAATTGTTTAAAATTTCATCTGCTAGTCAAATAACTATTAAAATAGATGGAAGTCAAATAGCTTTGGATTTAGATTCAGGTTCTTTCGGTGATGACTACATTGTTTTGACTAGAGTTTCAGATGTGTTTACTTTATACAGAAATGGAGTAGGACAAAGCACTACCCAAACTTTAGCAGGTACTATTGATATTGATGCAATAGGTATTAGAAAAACTGATGTGAATGGATTTGACGGAACAATAGAAGAAGTACAAATTTATAGCAGTTCTAACTCAACTCTAACAAGCAACATTAATAGTAGACTATCATCATTATAATATAATTATATAAAAAAATAAAATAAAATGGCAACAACAATAATACCTTCAAATTTAATAGTATCAATAACTGAGTCTTACTCTGTCAATGGAGTTAGTTATGGTAACACAATGACTCAAACATTTTTAAACAATAGTAAGGTATCTCAAAGAGTTATGAGTATTGCTGGTAAGACAGGAGAAGGAGCAGGTTGGACAGACATATTAGCATTATCAACAGTAGATGGTCAAGGTCAGGTGGTTAAATCAGCTTATCAATACTTTAGAATTACAAATTTAGACACTGCAAATACATTGAACCTTAGAGTTTATAATGGCTCTGACTATGTTGCACTTCAAGTTCCTCCTGCAAGTACGCAATTATTTATGGATGCAGGTATTGACTCTCCAGTAGATACAGGTACTGTAACTTTTGCAGATATTCAAGCGATAGCAGGTCAATCAAGCAGTGCAACTGAAGCTATTGATATTGAGTTTATAATGGTTACAACTTAATATGAAGTTGAAGTATTTTAAAAGAAGTGAGTTTAACTGTAAGTGTGGTTGTAACACCAACATTATAGATGATGAGTTTTTATTAGCTATGGATAATGCTAGAAGAATATCAGGAGTTCCTTATAGGATAAATAGTGGTTATAGATGTGAAAAGCACCCTCTCTCAGTAAAGAGTCCAACATCATCTCATATTAAAGGAATAGCAGCAGATATTAGATTTATAGATGGTAAGAACTTAGCACTTATAATAAGTGGATTAGGTGGTGCAGGATTTGAAAGGTTTGGTATAGATTTTGAGAATAAGTTTATACACGCAGATTTAGATAAAGATAAAGTATCTCCAACTATTTGGGGTTACTAATTTAAAATTAACTTAAGTATATATTATGAATTTTATTACAGAAAATTGGTTAGAGTTATTAGTTGGATTAATGGCAGCAGCAAAGGTTGTTACAAACTTAACACCTTCAGATAAGGATAACAGAATATTCGGATGGCTAGACACTGTTATTGATGCTCTTGTTCCTAATTACCCAAAAAAGAAATAGTGTTTCAGAAATGGATAGGTTCTATGCTGATGAAGGGAGGCATAACACCAATAACAGAATTACTGAAAGCAGTAAAAGAGTTATTTACAGACACAAAAGGCAAGTGGAGCAGCAAGAGAACTATTAGTGGTGTGATAGTTTTAGCTGCAAGTCTATATATTGAGAAGAATGGTATTGATACTAATGCTTTAATATTGACAGGATTAGGAATACTTCCTTTATGTTTCTCAGTATTTGAAAAAAATAATAAGAATAATGACTGTAGTTGCACTAAATAAGTATCTTTGCATTAAGATTTAGACAGGGTTGTGCCTGTCTTTGTTTCATTGTTTATAGTTTTCAAGAGTGGGGTGTTCAAAAACATCTCACTTTTGTATTATATAAGCTTTTTTTTTCGTATCATTGCTATCTAATAACTAATACTTTAAGCAATGAAAGAATATGGTAAAAGATTAAGGTTGTCAGAAGAAGAGGTTGAGATGGTTTATGAGAATAGAGCCGAATCAACTACTAACACTAATGGCAATACAGCATTAGACATTAACTTAGCAGAGAGAGGCATTGATAAAAAAGATGTAGTATCTGTAAAGCATTGGCAGTCTGCTAGTGGAGAGTTTAGATTTAGTATTGTAACTAAAGAAGATATAACTGCTAATGAAACTGATATACTAAAGACAGTTAGTAGTTTTATAGAAAATCACTCACCTCACTACCCATCAATAAAAAGAAAGATTAAACTTAACAATCATCTGTTAGTAATTAATCCTGCAGATATTCATATTGGTAAATATGCTAATCATCTGGAAACTGGTGATGGTTACAATGTAGAGATTGCGTGTGAGAGGGTCTTAGAAGGGCTACAAGGGCTTATTGATAAATCTAAAGGCTTTGAGGTGGATAGGGTATTATTTTGCATAGGGAACGATATTCTGCATATAGATAATGTTTACAATACAACTACAGCAGGTACTAATCAAGATGTAGATGGTAAGTGGTGGGAACATTTCGAAATTGCTCTAGCATTATATGTTAAGTGTGTTGAGATACTAAGAGAGATTGCACCTGTAGATGTGATTCATTCAATGTCTAATCACGATTATCAGAGTGGGTTTCATTTAGCACACGCATTAAAGAGTTGGTTTAGAAATGACAGTGAAGTTACTTTTGATATATCTGTAGCACATAGAAAGTATTATAAATATGGTAAGAACTTAATAGGACTAGAACATGGAGATGGAGCTAAGATGGCTAACCTCCCCTTAACAATGGCTCAAGAAAGACCTCACTTATGGTCAGAAACAACTCATAGGTATTGGTATCTACATCATTTACATCACAAGGTTAAGCATAAGTGGTTAGATGCTAAAGATTTTATTGGAGTAACAGTTGAGTACATGAGATCACCCTCTGGAACTGATAGTTGGCACTCAAGAAAAGGTTTTACAGGAGTTCCTAAAGCAGTTGAAGGTTTTTTACACGAAAAAGACAGTGGTCAAGTGGCTCGTTTAGTACATTACTTCTAAAATAACACACAATATACATACATTTTATCTCTAGTAGATAAACATTTTTCTAAAAATTGTTAAAAAAGTTTGGTGGGCAATTCCAATTTTATATCTTTGCCTCAATTAATAACTAAAACAATAAACAAAATGGGAAAGATGAAAGAACAATTTATGAAAGAACGAGAACAAGAACAAAATCAGAATACTAATCAATTAAATAATAACAAAATGGCAAAAAAAACAATGCAGGAAAAACTACAAAAACAACCAGAGGTAGTTGTTGAAACAAGAACAGAGGCTTTAAGAAGGCTTTACAAAGAGAATGGCTTAACTGCTGAAGATGTGTTTAAAGACCCTAGAGGCTTTGTAATCATCACTAGAACAGGTATTGATAAGATTTCTGCTAAGAATGGAATCACTATTGGATATGAAGTGGTAACTATGGATGTAGATAAAGGTATCTGTGTTTTAAAAGCAGCAGGAACTATGAAGGTTGGTAATGATGTAAGAAATGTAATGAGTTTTGGTGAAGCATCTCCTGCTAACTTAAATGGTGGTGGTAAGAAATTTCCTGTATCAATGGCAGAGAAAAGAGCAATGAGTAGAGTAGTGTTGAAACTGACAGGATTCTATGAGCAAGGAGTATTTGGTCAGGATGAAATTGTAGATGAGCCTAAGTAATAGTGATATAGATGAACTTTTTGATGGAAAGCCTAATGAGCTAACATACTCACAATGGCTGACCATTGAAGGGAACATTGACTTTACCTCACTAACAACAACAATGAAAGCTGATATTCTAAACAGACTAAATGATTTATCAGAAGAAGAAGCAGAAGAAATAATAACTAAACTATACAACAATAGATATGAAAAAGACCCACAAAAGCAATGGCTCAAAATGCACAGAGATGGAGTATTTAGACATAGAGATTTTTAAACACTTCCTAAAGGTTTATACATACATTGTATGGAATAAAAAAAGTATGTTAGGATTTATAGTTGAAGATGATATTATGAAACTGCTGGATGAGAAGCAGATGATAGACTTCTATCACTTTGATAAAACAAACTTTAAGGTACTATCTAGTAAGGTTGATGAATACCTACATAGTAATGACTAAGAAATATTCACTACTAAAAATCAGACAGTCTAGGAATGAGTTTGAAGCACTACTAAGAATTTATGGTATATCTAATTCAACTCTATGCAAGGTAATAGGAGTAAACTATGCTACCAGTAGAGATTTTATAAAGATACCATCCAACCTTAGATTTATACACGCACACAGATTAGCAGACTTTATAGGCTTAACAGTTCAAGATGTAGTTGATACAATAGTGTACGAC